CAAAAACAAAAACTCTCGCCCTAACTAATCTGAGAAATCAGATTAAAAACTCTCAATCAAGCACTCAGCGAATCGACCCGTTGAGGTTTGACTGAAAATACACAAAGCCTTTACTACTAAGTATGGTACGCCCACAAGGAAAATTAAAGCCTACCATCTGGATGCATCGGTTTACACCGGGTGGCAGCCCAACAGAACCTACACTGTGGATAATACAGGTAGGGGCCTCTGTATAGCTAAAGCCCTGTGTCAATGGGCTCAGCCCCAGCTTTGGCATAACGAAACTGATGAGGTGACTGAAGCATACTCAATTGCGTTTTATATGTAGCTGATCCCAAAAGCTCGTGAATTAGGGTTTGATGCTTTGATAGACCATCAATGTGGATTTCTACCGTCGACTATAATAGAAGCTTACGCAGTGGACTACTCCTAGACGGTGCGTGTAATCACATAGAAAGGTGACGACCTTACTGTATCCAACATACCCGAGGGTGCTAGGTTCAAGGATGGCCCCACTCTATTGCTTATCGATAAAGGGGACCCTAAAGAGAACCATGTCATGTTACTATGTGAGAAAACATAGATAATTCACAGGTGGAGTAGGGATGTTATGTCCCCAATTCCATTGAATGAGTACACTTAAGTTGAGGCTGAATCTATCAAAAAGGAGGATAAGTACACAGAAAAAGAGAAAGAAATCGCCAAGGCTATTTAGTAAGGCAACTGGAGCTGGGATTGCACAGGCGCTAAGCTTAAAGAGGACTAGGACACACCTAGCATTTTTAAAGAGGACTAGGACGCACCTAGCATTGTTCAATAGATCAAGGATAAGGTGGACCAGGCTGCCAATGTTGTACGCAAGACTATTAAAATACCAGCTGCCAAATAAAATTTGCCTAAGCGTGATACTAGATTTGCAGGTGAAGAAGTATTCAAACGCAATGACCCACACAAAAACAAACCACAGCTAAAGGAGTGGGTCCCAAAAGAGCCCAAGAATGTCGACATTTCCAAAGCACTGGACTTAGCGCTTCCATTCAAGGAGAAGGAGAAAAAGAAGAGTGACCTAATCTAATTCAGAACCAAGGGGCTTGTACCCCCCATCTACCTCGAACAATTCGAGCTATTGCCTAGCCAATAGGGGTCAAAACTAAACGCACACGCGGGGCTCAGGGCTTGTCGAGAGTACTTGGTATATAGTTTTTACACGTATGCTCGTAATAAACACGTCCTTGAACCTTTTGCAGCTTATGCGTAGGACAAGGCTCTCAGAGATCAATGGCTATTCACACGACCAAATTTGACCGTCGAGGACATCAATTACAATTAAGCGCATGGGTTTGAAAGGGAGGACAAGAGGGTACCAACCCATCTTGCCCTCGCCCTCGCAGGTACATAGATGTACTTGCCTTTCATAGTGGATTCTATCTACTATGGCACAGTCCTTGCTGACTATCTATAGGCCGCAGGCACTGTTTGCGCCATTGCTCACTCTAGCATGTATCGTAATTTCAGTTGTCCCACTTATCTAGGTGAAGCATACGTTACAGTCACTGAACACACTATGAAGTTTACTGTCATAGAGGGCTCCACCTATGGGCATACATGCTTGTTTTGGTCTCCCAAGGATCGGAATCA